TTCGTTCTTTGTGTCGAGTTCAAGAACCGCATACAAAGAGGTCTTGACCAGAATCACGTCGCCCTTCGCCAGCTTCCCCTCGGGCACCGCAATATGGATCACTGTGGAGTTCGGATAGCCCAACGGGCTGACACTTACCGTGTGGGGCACGACCTCCTGAACGGCGTCCGGGTCGAACGCCTTGACCTCCCCCGTCCCCTTCATCTCAAGGACAAATTGACCCTGCGAGTTCGTGGCCAGATAGGTCCCGTATTCGACCGGCTCGGCTTTGGTCTGGTAGAGTTTCATTTCTTTCCCCTTTACGTCGATTGTAGACATCTGGCGCACCAACGCATCTGTTGGATGTTCCATAAGCACCCTAGCACCATCCGGCCTGGCTTCGACCCGCAGCTTCCCCACGCTCGCGTGTCCGATCTGAGCTTGTAGCGCCGAGGTTGCGGACGCTGTCGCTGACGTGCAAAGCGAGTCGATGCGACCAACAGTATACAATGTTCTATCCTCCCGATAGTAAGACGTCATGTCCTTTCTCCATCTTCCTCTCCAATGCTCAATAGCCCCGCCCCGCGACATACGCGGCCCTGGGTCGACCCTCGCCATTAGCCACTCGCAGATATTTGTCAGTTTCGCATAGACTGTTCTGAATATCTGACAACTCGATTCGCGGTAGCCACTCTGCTCGGTAGTCATCCTGTTTCTCATAGACCTCCAGCATCCGTTCCAGCGCCTCGTCCTGCGTGAGCTTAGCCGTAGGCGACTTGCCCAGAAGCCGATTGATCCCGCGCCGTGATCCCGGCCCGACTGCCGCCCACGTATTAATGTCCGAGGCCCCGGACAGATAGACCGTGTGTCGAAGATCAACCACGACCTGATAGGCCATGAACGGACCCCAGCCGATATACTTGGGCTGCTGGAACTTTTCCCAGACCTCGCGCAAGGTCAGGAACTCGGTGTTCATCATCTGACGCCACTCGGCCCGATCTTCCCAGAGTCGACCCAGAACGATCCGGCTGATATAGTGGTGCTTGGGCCACGGATACCAGTAGTTGCGCGGATCGCTCTCAGCCCGGATCAAGTAAGCCCCGGTGTAAATTTTCTGACCGCGCTTCTTGTATTCGTCCAGAGCCTGCGCCATGATCTCGGGCGTGAATCCGTCGCGGTCCGGCCACGACGCGAACTCGTTATTGGTCATGAGGTAGTGAAGCGTCGGCGGCCAGTTGAAGGTCCGGGCCGCAGCCAGCATATACCAAAGGTCGGGATGCGTCGGATAGGCTTCGCGGATATTCTCGCGAATCCATATCGTTACCCGGTCCAGTTCGCGGAACACGTTACAGAAGCGATAGCGCGACAGGATTGGGTCTTGGGTAAGGGGGAAAGCGCCCTCTTGCTTCCGCAGATAGATTCGGTGTCGCTCATTCGCCCACTTAAACAGCGGTCTGAGGTCGAGTTCACTCATAGTTGGGCCATAGCTCCAGAACGCTCGTAGCCGATGAGCTTGCGAATATAGTGGGGCGCGTCCTCGGACGGAACATACAGCGTAGAAATCCCACGCTTCCAGAACTTGATACGAGTCGACTCAATCATTTTGACTTTTTGAGCCACTTGATCCACTTTGATTTCTTTGGCTTCGCCGGTGGCTTCGATTTGCCTTTGACGGATTCGCTCGTAACAAGTTTCAAGCGGTGTATCCAGGTAGATGACTGTGACACTGCCCATTTCCTCAAAGAAGTCCGCCCAAGACGAATAGACCGTCGATGCCAACACCCCTTCGCAAATCACGTGATCCGCGACTTTCGTTGCGGCGCGGATAGCCTCACGCTGAACTTCAAACGAGGGGATGCGATCCAGTCCACCAATCTGTCGGTCGTAAGGCCCCACTACGCATATCGTTCCGTAGTTGGCCCAATTCGAGATATAGCCAATGACCGGCTTCGTCCGCTCCGGGTCCTTCTTGATGGGCGAGGGATAGTTCGTCAGCACAACTTCCTCAGCGTCGGCCTTGATGAATGACGCAGCCACAGTGGACTTCCCACTGCCGTTCGTCCCACGGATTTGAAAGATCATCTAAACAGGCTCCAGGGTTCTATGTCCGAATTGACGCGGCTCGTGCGAATCCCGTGCGGCTGGTCCCTGGTAATCGCTTGATATTGCGATTCCATCGTCCGTGCGCCCGCGCGGATTTCCTTCTCTGATACTGGTCGACCGCCGTTGCGGGCAATCGTCCGCCTTATACATTCGTCTAGTGGAGTATCAAGGTAGGCCCAATGCCAGTCACCTGGGATATCTTTCGCGACATTGAACCACCGGGTCTTTGACTTACATAGCATAATACCCTCGAACAGATGATGGGACGAGGGATATTTATTGATACCCCAACGAATCATCTGTTCGATCAGGTCCATGTCGCGTTCTGTGTCGCAACCGCCCTGCGCGCAATCGTATCGGGCGTGGACGATCACGTGACCGACTGGAGTCTCGCAGTGGTGTAGAGGCCAGCCCTGTCGCTTGGCCCCATACTTGTTGATGTAGGGTTCGCCGTATTCCGTCTCAGTCGCGTGCTGGAGGATTCTACGCGCAATTGTACTCTTGCCCGAGCCAGTCGGACCCCGCAGGTTCACGTAGGTCATTGCCCCCGCTCGTACTTGTAAAGATCGAATAGCTCGGGATCGTGCATCATCGGCACGGCGAGCCCAAGCTCCAGCATCTCAACGTTGAGACTTCGCCGTTGCCTAAGCATATCGTCGCAAGTCCGATACATGACCAGCATATACCGTCGGTATTGGTCGTGCCGTTCGCTTCGGGCGTCTTCCCGCAATCGTCGGTCCACAAGCGTTTGGCCGTAAAAGTATGAACCCACGGGGACCTGACTCAGAAGCCAATCGCGCGACCGGCGGGCGGCAACCAGAGTCTCGTTGCGCATCTCAGGCGTGTCGATCCCGTAAAGGCGGAAGGGCTGACTGCCCCTCCAATCGTCAAACCCTTGATTGACGTTCGCGCGAATCGTGTCCCCGTCGAACGCCGAGATCAGTTGCATCTTATACTGATACACGTTCCGTCCCCTATTCCTTTCCCCGCCAACCGCCCCTAGCCGGTTTCGGTAACACTTCGCCAGATTCGCTATTTATGATTGCATCCGGTCCTAGCCAACCCAGAGCTTCTAGGTTCTTAGCCATTTCGAGCGCGACCGCAAAGCTCCTTGCGGGGATGACGCGATCACCTAGAATTACTTGCCAGTTCACGCTCTGTCCCCTCATGAACTTTCGCGACGGGGTAGCACTGGAGAAGATCGTGCGCGCCCCAAATGAACAGTTCGCGCGAGTGTTCCTCGGTATCCTTGCCCAAGTAGTAGTGCCCCGAACTGTAAGCACTTTTCCATTTACAAAGTGCCGTCTCGACCTCTTGAATGTTACACCTACGGTCCCCGAACGGGGGCGCGGCCATCTTCGAGTATTCCTCCAGCATGATGTTGCTCGCTTCCTGAGCCGTCAATGCTCCCAGCAGCGGCGCGGCGATTTCCGCCCCCTTGCGCGGCTCGGCGTAGATGGTCGTGATCTCGTTCGGGAACGCAACCGGAACCTCCAGGATACGCTCCAGCATATCCGCCGCCTTGAACGCGATCCAAGGCCCGAACATGGGCCATTGAGTCACTGCGTTCTCGACTTCCTTGAGAGTCCGCAGACCCGCAAGACTCTGGACCGCAATCTCTGGCTTTGGGTAGCGTCCAGACATCCAGTCAACCGCATCGACGCACTTCTGACCTCTAAAGTGTCGCCGTTCTCCGCCCCTCGGCCACCGCCCCCCGATAGGGGCCGGGTTGTCCGGCGTATTCGCCGCCGCAATCCGCATCCGATTCCAGTAGTCGCTGCCCTCATACTCGCTCAGATACCAGCTGGAACCCACGTTATAGAAGCACCAGTAGGCGAGCATGTAGCGTTGAATACGGTCGCGGTCCGCCAACTTATGGGCGAGCAGTCTAGCCAACCCCGAATAGAGAGGATCGTGGTCGTGAGAGGCGATAAGCTGCCACCCCCACTCCAGAGGATCGTCAATTAAGTGCTGATCTCTTTGGTTCCGGTTTGACATTTTCATCTTCCTCCGTGTCGGTTTCTTCGGGATCGTCGTCAAACTCAGCTATTACTGCGCAAGCGCCGCCTACGACGACAAATTGTTCGTGTCGCAGATGCATGAACTTGCGGTCGGGGCCGGGCACGTATGCCCAAACCCCTTTTCCTTCGGGTCGGACCTCAGCCACGATAAGCAGAGTGGCGAAGTCCGGGCTTTCCCCATCCACTATCTGGATGATGTCGTTGACCTCGACGGGTTCGTTCAAAGAACAGCCTCCTTGAAATCAGGCATGCGCAATGCCTTCGCCTGTCCGAACAGATCGTTTCCGCAGCGCGGCTTTCCAGCATTATTATCCGCACAGGTCAAGCATCCACTCGGCGGGCAGACACCAACCTCTTGGAACGGCTGGTCCAAGTCCCGGCGAGTGAACATCGGAACACGCTTGCCGTGACACTGATCTGACGTGATATACTCAGGACCGATGCTGATCCAGCCCCGTTCCGGGTCCTTGCGGTACTCGTAACAGGTCGAATAGGTCATGCCCAACTCAGTCGCCCAAGACTGATAGAGGTCGTGGGCTTCCTTGCGGTATTCCCAAGTCACCGTCTTTTGGGCACCGGCCTGGTTTTCCACGAACAGTTCCTTGAACAAGGCGGCACGGTTGTTACCGAACGCCTTTTCCATCCGCTCCACCATGGCCCCGGCCCAGGGGTGGT